GAACCCACTCCATCGCCTATTCCTTCCCCACAAGATACAACCCCTGCGGTGCAACCAGAGCCTCAACCTCAACCCGCAGTTGAGCCATCTCCGCAGCCAACCCCTGAACCGCCAACTCCAGTAGAAGAACCATCTCCGATTCCTGAACCAGAAGCACCTATTGCCCCAGAGCCAGTAGAGCCAGACCAACCACCAGTAGAAGAACCATTGCCTCCAGAACCCGAAATGCCTGCACCAGACGCCGAGGAAGAACCTGCCCCAATCCCCGTACCCGAAGCCGAATTACCACCAGAACCAGAGCCAGAAGCCCCAGAGCAAGAAAGTCCGTCCATAGAACCATCAGCGCCTCCTATCGTAGATGAAGTAGAGCCTACTCCTACTGAAGAAGAAAAGATAGATAATTTAGTTGATGACGCGCAAGCAGATGGCGAAGTTTCTGCTGAAGAAAGAGTTGAGATAGCAAGCGCCTTAGTTGAAGCCGCAGCAGGTGAGCCTATTTCAGCCGCAGACATTATTGACGCAGGAATTGAGTACAAGGACTTACCAGATGACCAACCCGTTGAATTAGAAAATGGAGTCGTGTTGGTCGCAGAGGTAGTCGCTGCTCTAGAATTGTTTAGTAATCCAGCCGAACTGGTAACAGAGTTGTTTAGTGACCCCGCAATGGTGCTAACAGCCCTCTCCAACATTGGAGCGGATATGTCCCCAGAGGTCAGAGAAGAAGCCGAAGATGCCGTAGTGGCAGCGGTAATCGTCTCTGGTGTTGCTACGCAAGCAAGTATGACCGCAGCCGTAGGTTCGGCAGGATACAGGAGGAAGTAATGAAGTTCTTTAGTGATGTGGCAAACCAGTTGTGGACTATTTTAGGTATGTTCATCGCGTGGGTAGTTATGGAAGGTTCAGCCAAGACCGTAGTAGGTTATGCCATTATGGCTACGTTCTTTCTTTGGGTGGTAACCTTACCTATCCGACTAAAAGATGATGAATAGGGAATATGTCTAATCCTTTTGAGTTCGTTGTATACAAAGCCATTGCTTGCCCAAAAGCAACTGGAGATGTAAAAACTAATTTAGCAAATCGTGAAAAGGCAATAGACGATGCAGGATATGGTCCTCTAAACCCCAAAGAAGCCAATGCCGAGTTCTGGGCTAAAAAGGCAGAACGATGGGATGTAACAACTGCCGAGGCTAAGAAATCAAAGTGCGGAAATTGTGCAGCCTTTATCCAGACAAAAGAGATGCTCAACTGCATAAAAAAGGGATTAGAAGCAGGTGATAGTGCTAAGAACGCTTGGGACACAATAGAGGCAGGGAACCTCGGCTACTGTGAATCCTTTGACTTCAAATGCGCTGCCGCCCGAACTTGCGATGCTTGGATTTCAGGAGGTCCTGTTGTTAGTTAGTTCAAAGGTAAGTAAGCCGTGATAAATGGCTAAAGCCCGTGCCTGTCCTAAGTGCGGGACTTGGTATAAACCAAAGTTCGGGGGTGACCTTGAGCAATGTTTTGGCTGCACCATCAAAGAGAAACTCGGAAAAGACAACACGCCCACTAAGCAATAAAAACGAAGGCGGGGCGGTAAACTTAACGCAGACCGATGTGTTATTCTTCATCGGAACGCTATCTAGTCTAAAAATCTAGAAAGTACAGGAGGAGTGTAAATGGCAAAAGCCCGCAAGATGGTTGGACTCAATATTGAGGAAACTAGCGGAGTAGACCACCCTGCACATCTTCAAGAAGGATGGTTGGTTATCAAATCAGAGAATTCTGGTGTAGACGACCTTCTTTCAGACCTACAAGCAAACCAAGAACCAGATGCGAGTCTGTTAACGGAGGAAACTATGCCACAAGATGAGAAAGTAGAACTCGCGGCACCTATGGCTGATGACGAAAAGGAAAAGATGTCATACGGCGATATGGAAGCACAAATCAAGAAACTGACCGATGAGTTGGAAAAGACAAAGGCAGAACTTGAAAAGACCAAAGGCAAGATGAAAAAGAAAGATGATGATGAGATGGAAAAAGAAGACTCCGTTGATTCACTAATCAAGTCTGCTCCAGAACCACTACGCAAGATGCTTGCTAGTTTGGAACAAGAGAAGACAGAAGCCTTGGCTAAAGCCGCACAAACTGAAGAAGTCCTCAAGTCAGAAAGAACTACACGCGCTAACGCAGAAGCAATTGCTAAAGCAAAGGCGTGGAACTTCCTATCACTTGATGCAGAAAAGATTGGTCCTGCTCTACGCCAACTTGCAGAAGTTGACGCGGACTTGGCTAAATCTGTAGAAGATGCACTTACATCTGTGAACGCACAAGCAGAGTCAGCCAACATCTTTGCAGAAATCGGAAAGTCTGCTAACCCAACATCGGGTAGCGCTTACGAGCAGTTGACCTCAATGGCAAAGTCTGCTACTGAAGGCAAGAGTGGTCTTACATTTGAACAAGCATTTTCAGATGCAGTAACTTCAAATCCAGACCTCTATATGCAGTACTTGAACGAGAAGGGTGCTAAGTAAATGGCATATGAAATTAGTAATTATTCCGTAAAGGTAACACTCGTTGCGGGTGCTGACCTTTCAACAAAGCAGTACACATTCGTCAAGTTGGATTCATCAGGTCAAGCAGTTGCAGCAGCAGCCGCTACTGATATTCCAGTTGGCGTACTACAGAACGCTCCAACTTCAGGACAGGAAGCAGAAGTGCTTGTTGTCGGAGGTACAAAGATTGTCGCTGGTGCAGCAATCGCAGAAGGCGCGCAAATTGGTACATCTTCAGCAGGTAAGGCAGTTGCTCTTGTCGCTGGAACTGATACAACGAAGTATGTTGTTGGAACACTAATTACCGAATCTGCGGCTGATGCAAATGTTGTCACCGCCGTAATCAACTGTGCGAATCCGCACCGCGCGGCTTAAGGAGGGTAACTAAAAATGCCACAGCCAAATCTAAACTCAGTCCACGTAGATGCGATTCTGACTAATATCTCAGTTGCGTACCTACAAAATCAGGACAACTTCATTGCAGACAAAGTATTCCCAGTAATTCCTGTGGATAAGAAGTCTGATAAATTCTTTACTTACACCAAGAACGATTGGTTCCGTGACGAGGCTCAACGCCGCGCAGGTGGAACTGAATCTGCTGGTGGCGGTTATGGTCTTTCAACAGACAACTACAGCGCAGATGTATTTGCGTTCCATAAGGACTTGGATGACCAGACACTTGCTAACGCAGATGCACCTCTAAATCCTCTCCGTGAGGCAACAGAGTTTGTAACTCGTCGTCTACTACTTCGTAAAGAAGTACAATGGAACACAGACTTCTTCGCAGGCGGAATCTGGGCTAACGACTACGACGGTGTAGCAGGCGCTCCTTCTTCAAACGAAGTAAAGCAGTGGTCAGACTATGCTGCTTCAGACCCAATTGACGACATTGAAGATGCCAAAGCAGGTATTCTTTCAACAACTGGTATGGAGCCAAACACTTTAGTATTGGGATACGATGTATTCCGCGCACTAAAGAACCACCCAGATATCGTTGACCGTATCAAGTACACATCTGCACAGACTGTAACTGCTGATATGTTGGCAGCGATGTTTGATATCCCTCGCGTTATCGTTTCAAAGGGTGTTAAGGCAACAAACAACGAAGGTGCTACTGGTGCGTATTCATTCACATCAGGAAAGAAAGCCCTTCTTGCCTACGTTGCTCCAACTCCAGGATTATTGACTCCTTCTGCTGGCTACTCCTTCTCTTGGACAGGCGTATCAGGCGGTATCGGTTCAACAATCGGAGTAACTTCATTCCGTATGGAATCTCTAAAGGCTGAACGAGTAGAAGCAGAAATGGCATTTGATAACAAAGTCATCGCTTCTGACCTCGGTTGGTTCTGGGATTCAGTCGTCGCTTAATTTAGTTGAGCAGGGAGAGGAACTAAAAAGCCTCTCCCTCTCTAAAAAAGGAGAAATATGTTCAATCAAATTACACGCGGCAATGCAGTTGTAGGTGCTCTTACTGTAAAAGGTCAACTAAAGCAACTTAAGTCAGTAACGAACATCGCTGATGGTACATCTATGGTGCATACAACAGCAGGTATTCTCGGTGGAATCACTACTGCGACTCTTACAACAGCAAGAACTATCACTACACCAACTGCTGCGGCTCTAATTGCAGAACTCGGTGCAGTTGTAGGAACTTCTGTTCAGTTCAGTTACATCAACTTAGCAGCATATGTTGCTACTTTGGCGGGCGGAACTGGCGTAACAATCGTAGGACTTGCAACAACTGCTGCGACTGCTGGACTAGCATCTCGTTGGGAAGTAGTTGTAACTGCTCCAACAACAGTATCTGTATACCGCATCGCCTAAAGATTCACGCAATTATTTAGAAAGGGTGGCGCTTCAGTAATGGAGTGCCACTCTTTTCAAAGGAGTTCAAATGGCAATAAATCACGCAATCGTTAGCGTTGGCGCTACCGCAACACTTCTAACTGTCGCTGCCTCTGGTGGAGGCAAAGATGGTTCAACAATTTTGATTCAAAATCCAACAGGTGGTCAGGCTGTCTTTTTAGGCGGGGCTGGAGTTACTTCTTCTTCCTATGGATACAGACTCGCAAGCGGTTCTGATATGTCTATGGAACTCAACCAAGATGAACAAGTTTATGGCGTAGTCGCCTCATCAACACAGTCAGTAGCAGTTCTCCGACAAGGCGTTTAGTTAGGGGCTTAGATAATGGCTCTTACAGTTGATTTAGAAACAGTTACCCTCACGGGAACTTATGTAGACATTATCGGCAACCCCGTGGCTGGCTCTGTAACATTTACGCCACAAACAATTATCAAAGATACTGACCAAAATCAAATTATTATCAACAATGTAATCACCGAAGTCTTAGATACAAATGGTTCATTTAGTGTCGTTCTTCCAGTTAGCGATGACTCCGATGTAGTTCCTCAACCTTTTGCATATTTGGTAGAAGAAGTATTTTCAGGTGGTCGCTCATTTGTAATCCAACTTCCTGGAGGTGGAGCGGCAGTTGATATTGCCGACTTATCCCCTGCGGTTAGTGCTG